GCCATACTTCTCCATCGTTGTTTTGGTGATGCGTCTTTCTGACACAGACACTGGCACACCTGTGTTGAAAGCCTTAGTAAAGCTCATGTCTTTAACGGGTTCTGCGATTGGTTCGATCACTTCTATTCCTTCTGTACCGGGGGTTAATGTTGAACAGGCAAAGCAATACGTTGACCCGTCTGCGTTGATGCTTGCACCATCGCTGCTACCACAAGCAGGACAGGCAACGTGAGTGCGAATGAAACTCATTTACTTACAGCCTTACTGAAAACATGGAAGCGCTTGGCATGTAGCAAAGCCTCGTCACGTTCTTTGTTGAGGCCATAGATTGTGCCAACTTCAATGCCTTCATCACGCTTACGCTTCACCACCTCAGTGCTGATCTGTGATGCTGTCTTGCCTGACAGCTTAGCCTTGAACAACACATCGTCAGCGAAGATGGAAGGGCGTGGATGTTCTTTCCAATGGAAGGGTGACAGGGGGTGGCAGTTGCAGGTCATGATGGTTCCTTGACAATTGTTTTAAGTTCATCTAACAAGTCGTTTAATACAGGGGTCAGTGTCACTCTACAGCAACTGATTTGTACAGGGTGAAACATCACACCGTTGTCGCTTTCCTCTTGCATGTCGAGGTAGCTGAACAACTCTCTGACTAGGCTACGCAGATAGGCAAGCTCTGCCGTAGTGGTGTCGGTCATACATTCTCCAAAGGAAAGAAAGCACCAACTGTAACAGGTGCAACATCACGCAACACAGCCAACACATCCTGTGCCACCAACCTATGTTCCTTCTGTGTAGACGAATCAAGTCGTGCTTGCAAGAATGTAATCCAGCTACGCATAGTGCCATTGACGTACAGCTTAGACGGTGTCAACCCTTCAGGCAACAGAGCACGGGCTTGTTCTTTAGCAATGCCACGATGTAATGCTTCGCCATAAAGAAACTCAGCTTCACCAATCATCCTAGCCTGTGCTGCTTTCCACCACACACCAAGTTCAATGTCGTCTGTGTCGAAGTCGTCTAGCTCTAAAGAGTTCTGCCTATTCTTGTTGTCTTGTATTCGGCATTCTCGAATAGCGAATTCACCAAGCTGTGTAGCATCAGCATAGCGTTGACTAAATTCTTGAAAGCTAAAGCTTCTGTGTCGCAATATCTGTCGTGCAATGTCGCGGGTGGTGGACACTTCGATACACACACTAGCCATTTCAAACACAGACCAGTGAGCATTACGAGCGCAGTAGCTGAGCAGCCCTGCAACATTGGGGTTGTCTTGGTTGTTGGGGTTGCTGACACGGGCACAATATCCGATGTGTTTGTCGGCATCTGGTGTTGCCCAAATAAGTTTTGCTGTTGTCATTTCATTCCTGTTTGAAATAGTTGAAGTTGTTAATGATTGATGTTGTGTTGTGGAAGTTTTTCAAACTCATTCAGCATCTTTAACAAGGTCGCCAATCTTCTTTGCACAAGCTACACAGAAGTAGATGTTCTGTCCACGATTGCGAAAAGAATAAGTGTAGATCAGGTCTTCACCTTTGACGATCTTCTTGTCACATCCACGGCAAAACGCATCACGCTCCGCTGGTCTTCGTTTAATTGATTGACTCATAGTTTCATTGCTTCCATAGTTAGTCCGATGTTACCAATGGCATAGCCAACAAAGGCTAAGCCAAGTCCTGTGTTGCCCTTGATCAATAGATCAATTGCGATGACGGCGTACACGACACCGATCACTGCGATAAGCCAAGCGCTCATACCATTCCTCTCATGTTCTGTGCCACTGTAGCACTCTTCAATGTGTGTTTGACATACGGTGTAAGGCTATGCACTGTCGCATGCCCACTCAATGCCATGACGTTTGTGAGAGCAACACCAACCTCAACCATCTCGGTGATGGCTGTTCTTCGTAAGTCCATTAACTGCAACTCGTCAGGCAATCCAGCCTCTTGCATCACCACCTTACCCACCTTGCTCAACTGATGCAAGCTGTAGGGCTTGGGTGTGTTCTTCGTTGACGCTGGCATTATATAGGGTTGCCATGACAGGTCAAGGTGTTGTTGCTTGAGCATCTCTTGCAAGTCCTTCGGTAGTGGTATAGCCACCCTAGCTCTACGCTTGCTCTGCTCCAACGACAACACCCCTGTGTTGATGTCATAACTATCCCATGTCAACATACGCATATCACCAAGACGTTGCGCTGCACAGTAGGCAGTGTACACAATGAGGCCAATGCTTCGCCATTCATACTTGCTGAATGCTGTAGCCATGAAAGCTTTGATGTGTTCCTTCGTCCACACTGTGCGGCGTGGTCGGTCTGTCTGTCGCTTCACATTGGTGAATGGATTGAAGGTGCAGAACCCATTGCGAATGGCATAGCTAAACAACAAACGATACACAGCCAGTGAATGATTGGCTAAGCTAATGCTGTTGCTGGCATGAGTGTCATAGATTTGTTGACACATCGGTGTTGTCAAGCTACCAAGCCTTGTGTGCAACAGAGTCTGCCCTGCTGTGCGGTCTTGATACCATTGCTTGAGGTAGTAGGCATAGTCTGATCGTGTCTTGATGCCAAGCCTGCTGTGTTCAAGGCTGTTGACATAGCTCTTGGTTAGATCGTTGACGGTTGACTTGTCTGTCAAGTGTTTGAGGTAGCGGTGATGCTGTCTCCACTCGTCAAGCAATTCATTCTGTTCGTTGCAATAGTTGATGGCTTCAACAAGGTTGGTTCCTATCTTGATGCGCTTGACAATGTTGGCTTCAACAGCATCAGCGGGTGGGTTGTATCGGTAGTAGGTGACACCGTTGTTGTCAACACGTTGCATGTAACGGGCTAGGTTCATGTGTTCTTCTCCTTGAGTTTGGCTTCGATGGCTCGGGCAAAGTCATCAAAACCGCCACCCTCTTGTGTGTCATCAAAGGCAATGTCGATGTCTTGCTGCGTCAGCCCAACCCATTGCCGCTGTGCTGCGGCTTCTGATTTCAGCAGGGCGATAGTCATGGCTTGATCTGCCGCCACGGCTTCCCAGTCTTGCTTTGGCGAACTGGAAGTTTTTTCTCGGTTCGCTAATTGCCCCCTTTTAAGTTCGCCGTAGTTCCACACGGCTTCATTGAGCCAGCCCTGCGTTTTAGTGAGCCTTGCTTCCAAGTCCTTTGCCGCCTCTTGCGCTTGGAACAGCGCGGCCTCAAGCGTTCCAATGCGCTCGTTAATCCAGTCAAGTTCAAGTTTTGTCCATACCCACCCGACAACGTAATCTGGGTGATCTTGGGGTTTGATTTTGCTCATAGAAACCACTCCTTGATGTGATACCACGCGATGCAGGCCACGGTGAACCAGACACCTGCCAATACAATGCAGAGGTACGCCACGGCCCACCATCCAGCTTTTTCTCCGGCATTCATGCTGCGTACCCGTCTGCGATGACTTTGGCCTTGGCCTCCTCCAGCATCCCAATCAGGGCGAGTCGATCTGGTGTCGAGGATGTCTTGATGGTGAACTGGCCTTTGTCGTACCAGAAACACAGCACGATTGCAGTATCCGGCTCGTCGTCAATGGCCTCGTTCAGTACAGCCTTAGCGTTGACCTTGTGTCTGTTGGGTATGGTTGCTGTCTTGAGCTTGCTCATGATCAATACCCCCACCGAATACGGAAGCACACAAGCCATAGGTGCAACACAAACTCATTGCCACCGGCAAAAAAGCCAACAGCAAAGCACGGCCACTTGCGTGGTAAAAATTCGGTTGTTGTGTGCAAACTTTTTCTCATTTTGTTTCCTTTGATTTCTCGATGAACTTTGTTGGTGGCAGCTTTCCATTGATGACAGCGCACGTTCCACACCTTGCAAGCACATTGATGGCTGGCGCGTGTGGTGCGTTGCACTGTTTGCAGTAGTCAGCGGCTGTCATGAATTTCCCTTTTGGGTTTTGCCAATACATCCACGCCACAGGCTCCTGCACAGGTGCTGAACGGGCTTGCTTGATGGCGTCACGCACTTGTACCGCTTCAGATGTGTCATCCATGTTTAAACCTCTAATCAATCGGTCTAAATAACCTTGCGCCAAGTCGAGTGCTTCGTCTTTAGTCATTTGGCATCCTTCCATTCCCATCCAAAGCACAAACGCATCATTGTGCGATGCAGCCAAATTGGCTTTTCTTTTAAATTGACCTGTAGTCCCATTGACCCACCAAAGCAATAACCGCCAGCATATTTAGGGTTGAGGTCTGCAAGGCTGTAATTTTTTGGCCCATTTGGCTCTGGCTCGTAGTCTTTCCAAAAGTCACTCATACCACCTCCAACAGCCTCAACAGGCCGTAAACGATTGACACAGACACTGCCGCCGATACCAGCAGCAGTGCCACTAAAATTGTTCGTTGCTTCATTTGCTTTCCTCTTTAGGTTTCTTAGGTAGTGGAGCCCAATGTGTCCATTGTTTATCATCACCACGCAACTCACCATACACAGCAACACCATGCACACTCAGTAGCTGCACCTTCGCAGACCTTGGGCATGTTGCAATGGGTTGCCAGTAGTAGTCGGTGTCTACAACGGCTGTGCCGTCCTTGGTTAGTCTTATTGTCACGATGTTCCCTTTGTCATATGAGTATGAGGGTGACAACACTGATGATGTACACCAGCATTGTCAGCTTCTCTTCTAGAGTTGTCATGTTTAACCTGTGTTGTTGTTTAGTTTAAGGCATATCAGGCCAGTACCTGTTACCCTTGATGATGTTGTTGATGGCTGGTATCAACTGTAAATTAGCTTCACAATGTAAGCCACACACTAAGCTACTTAGGAGGGGTACAATATGATCGACGTGTATGTCATAACCTCCTTCACGGTTAATTGATGCTATCAAATATAGACTGTCAATGTGTTCCTTGTTGGCCCACGCTGGTGTTGCTTGAATTTTTTTTGCGCGACGCTTTGCGCTTTTAGCATTGTAAATGTGCGGGTTGTCTTTGCAATGTAAGCTTTTTTGTTTAGCTATAGCTTCTTTGTTAGCTTGATAATAAACTTTCTTTTTCTCAGCAACAGCTTCTTTGTTGGCTTTATACCAAGATTTGTGTCGTGCAATTATATCTACTTTGTTAGCTTGATAATGAGCTTTCCTTTGTTCGGCAATAACTTCTTTGTTGGCTTCACGCCACTGATCAATATAATGCTTACGACAAACCTTACATTCAGATGAGACACCGTGTTTATGGTTTTTACTCTTGTGATACTCAACAATATCCTTCTCATCACCGCATTTAGCACACACTTTTGTTAGCATAATAATAATACCTATAAACAAAAAAGCCTACTAAGACTACCCGAACGATCTCGCACATCGTCCGTTGCATTGCTGCATTGGTAGCCTTAGTAGGCTTCACTGTCGATGCTATCAAGTGCGAGTTGCAGCATCTCCGTCTGTAGGTATATCATAACATTGTTTGTGCTGTCTAACATAGCTTATGTTAGATGTGTTGTTGATGTTAGATGGGCATTGCACCCACCGACACAGCGATCTCCTGTGTTGAGAACCCCTGCCTCAAGCAATAGCTGCTTCAGCAATGTCCCACAACTCACGATTGATACGGACAGCTTCTTTGATTGAGTTGATTGGCCGTGCCTTACGCATCACACCGTGAGGATACTGCTCAGTTACACTGCGAACGAAAGCGTTCCCTCTTATGACATTCTCTTGCATTTTATTAAAGACCAACCAAGCGTCATTACCCACATCCTCAAGACGTTGTTGACGCAGCACATCATTGACTGTTGACGCTGTAGCAAATGCACCACGCTTGTCATCATTCATGAAGCTGTCCCATCGAGTGGCTACAGCCTTCACAGCCATGTCATGCACTTGGTCATGGTCAAGCCTCACTTGCTTCATCTTCTCAACACGGGCCATCATTGTCGGCAGCGTGGAAACGATGTGTCGCAGGTTGTCTTCAAAGGTGAGCAGCTTTCTGTTGTGATAGGTGCGGCTTTCAAAGCCTTCACCAGCGACGATGCCGTTTGAGCACAGCATGCGGTAGACACCAGCAAACAAACGCACAGATGAAGTACCATCGTTTGAATTGTACAAAACAATCTCAGGTCGTGTGCCATCTTCAAAGCTCTGCGATGTGTCAGCAAAGGCTAACAAGTGTGTGCCGTGATCAGCACTGTTGGCTTTGCGGCTACGCTTCTGTGCTGCTTGAACAACATCGAAGCCATAGTCTTTCATGACGGGGATGATTGATGCTGTTGTCAGCGAGATGTAACGGTCACTGAGGTGGTCAGCTTTGGTTGCACTGAATGCTGCTGGAGCACGTTGATGAATGTCTTCGATGCTCAATGCTTGGTCGCTGCGGCTACGGCTATAGATGGCGTGTTTCATTTCAAGGTTCCTTAGTTTGGAAGTGGTTGATGAGGATGTCAGTTTACTCGACAATTTATTCTGCGTCAACAGATTTCTTCACAAGCGGTGCAACCTCTGCCCATGCTTGCAAATGTATTACTTCGTTCTTCATGTTCAGACAATAGCTGTACATACCATCGATGTGGTCAAAGAACACCACCTCATCAATGCCTGTGCCATCCATCCACGGCAGCTTGATGTAGCTACGGGGCTTGACGTTGTACAACTTACTGACTGGTAGTACATCCCAATCTGCAATGTCTATCTCGTTAATCATTTTGTTTCTCTTTCAATGTCACGTTGTAAAGCTATACCACCATCGGCATAACCTTGGTTGTACTGTTGTGATTCCCAACTGTTAGCAGGGAAGAGCATGTACGGTGGCAGACCACGCAAACCGTGCATCTTCCCCACGGTATAGGCTATAGAGTGGGTCATTCATCCCTCACCTTCACCAATGCATCAGCTATTTTGTAGCAGTGGCGGCTCAGTGCAAGCGGATCTTCAACAGCTACACCAGAGGCGAGGATACCCTTCATCACCTCCAGCGAGAAGGTGTCACGAAGGGATGGCTCAGCCTTCTCAGCGAATGAGGGACGGCCTCGTGACCTTGTCACCTTCTCAGAAGCCATTGACGTTTCATGCAAATTGTCTGTGTCATCATCACGGATAGTCATTTGTTTTTAGCTTTCAATGTAGTTGATGGAGTACCGTAGCCGTAGCCGTTGCCGTTGCCGTCGCCGTTGCCGTTGCCGTAGCCGTAGCCGTTGCCGTTGCCGTTGCCGTTGCCGTTGCCGTTGCCGTAGCCGTAGCCGTAGCCGTCGCCGTTGCCGTTGCCGTAGCCGTCGCCGTTGCCGTTGCCGTTGCCGTTGCCGTAGCCGTAGCCGTTGCCGATTGGTTTAAACATCAAATACCCCAGTCATCTGCAACAGCAACACAAAACACTTCTGAACCTTCTGGAATATCAACACCAGTGGGCATAGGTCTCAACGTCACTTTGCTGTTTTTAGGATTGGCAATGACACCGTCAAATCCAATACTTTCCCAACGAAACACCCACAAAGCACGGCTCAGTTTAATACGACCGTTTTCACGGACAACATCACCAGCGAAGACCCAACCACGATCTACGACAACCACTGCTCGTGTACCTGTTGGTAAAGGCGGTGTTGTGATGCTGTCAGCGCGGACATAGTCAACGCCGTTGATTGAAATTTGATTGATTGATGTAGAAGTCATTGCTTTTTCCTATAAAAGATGTGATTGTTTATAACGACAACCTTGTCCAATGCCCTACGCCACACAGGTTTGACCTTCGTTGTGTGATAGTGGGTAGCACCAGCAGTGAAGTCGGTGAGCACACCTGCTATGGCTTGTGATGCCACAGCATGGACGGTGTCGATGTTACCTGTGATGGGTTTGTTACGACCCTTCGCAGTGTTTGTCCAAGAGAATTGCTTACGTTGGTATACAACTTCACAGACTGTCTTGTCCTGTTGCTTAGCCCTGTTCAATGTGACAAGTGCCACAGCTTGCATGCCTTCAACACCTTCCCCTCGTGCTTCGTGGTAGATGTTCTTCAACATACATTTGAACTCTGT